TCGTGTCGATGACATCGGAGCCAGGTGACAGCAACGATCCACAGTATCGACCGGATGGCGAGTCGTTCGCGCGCGCAGGCGAGAAGTTGATCAATGCGTTGTTCGGTATGCGCGGTGCACCCGGCGTCAACCTCAAGCCGAAGGCGAAGCGCAACGTTCTCATCGCGTTGTTGATGAACCGTGCATGGTTCGAAGTTGGCTACACACAGAAGGAGCAGTCAAGCGAGCAAGCCTACTCGAACCTCGTTCAGCTCTCTAAGGATTTGCAAGAGGCGAAGGAAGACAAGGACATCAAGCGCATCGAACAGGAAATCTATGCGCTCGAGGAAAAGATCGAGTTCTTGCAGCCGAGCGGTCCGTTCGTTCGCATTCGTCTACCATCGCAGGTGATTGTCGATCCCGACAGCGATGATCCATATGGATGCGACGCCAACTGGATGTTGGTCGAAGACATGCTGCCAACCGACTACATCAATGCAGTGTATGGCCAACCAAGTCCAGACAACCCCGACACCATCATGTCGGTGTTCGAGCCGACACACGTGTTGTCAGGCAGCTCGACATCGGGCACTGATGAGACGGACATGGGCACCAACAACTTCTCGTTGTTCAACAAGGATGCACCCTATAAGTCGTATGGCTTCACCGACCAATCATCGTTCGATCGCGCCAAGCGCACGCGCGTGTGGTATGCGTGGGACAAGGTGACGCGGCGATTGGAGATGTATGCAGACAACGATTGGAAGTGGCCGATCTGGGTGTGGGATGATCCGTATCAACTACAGAACTTCTTTCCGCTCACGCCGTTGTGGTTCCACGACAATCCGCTCTCGACGTATGCCAAAGGCGAAGTCAGCTACTACTTGGATCAGCAAGACCAAATCAACGAGATCAACGACGAACATCGGCGCGCGCTGTATTGGGCACGACGCAACATCTTCTTCGATCCCGACAGCGGTGTGACGCAAGAGATGGCGAACAAGGTGTTGGAGGGACCGAAACCAACTGCAACACCGCTCAGAGTGCCAGAAGGCAAGAAGCCCGAAGACTTGATCTTCACCATCGTGCCACCATCGACCAACTTCTCGTCGCTGTTTGACAAGAAAGACCTCTACGCAGCAATCGATCGCATCGCAGCAACGAGCGAGGCGCAGCGTGGCGGCGAGTTCAAGACCAACACAACCAACAAGGCAATAGACTACTACTCGACGATGGGCAACATGCGAATGGACATGCGACTCGACGCAATCGAGGACGCAATTGCCGATGTCGGCTGGAAGTTGTTGCAGCTATGTCTCAAGTTCATGCCACCTGCTACCGTTCAGTCACTTGTCGGGATGGACGTTACGCAGTTCTGGAAACAACTCGATCCGATGCAGGACATGAACCGGTGGTCCGTGCGGTGTGTTGGCGGTTCCACACAAAAGTTATCGTCCCAGGCGAAGAAGCACGACGCTGTGGAAATTGGGCAAATACTGTCGCAGTATGTCAAGGCTGCACCTGCTACGGTGCTGAAGACTTCACTGCGTATGTTCAGTGAAGCATTCGACGGCTTCACTGTGACGAAGGAAGACTGGGCGCAGATCGATGCAGAAGTTGAGAGAACACTTGTTGCTGGTCAAGGAGGTGCGCCAGGTGTTGGCGGACAAGCGCAACCGGGCGCAGCAACAGCCGGAGCCACAGCGCCCGATCAATCCGGTCAACCCGGTGGTGGAATGCAACTCGCTGTCATGGTCACACGTGCTCTGGAACAACTGCCACCGCAAGTGTTGCGCGCAATTGGCATGGCTTTGGCACAAGGTGCACCACCTCAGGCGATACTAGAGACAATGATGCAAGGCGCACAAGGTGTGAGTGGCGGTGCTCCACCTGTTAGTGCACCAACAAACGGAGCAGCACAACCAGCACCACCGCCTGGAGCAACAATTCAATGAGTGGTTCACAGCAATCAACGGAAGACTACATCCTTGGTAATGTCCCCGGGCTGGATGACGCAGGTAGCACTGGTGATAGTAGTGGTGCTGCTAGTGGGAGCACTAACACTGGGACTGACAGCGGCGGCGGTAATAGTGGTGGAACTCCGCAGACATCGGCGCAACCGACAGGCGGACAACAACATCTCGAAGGCGGCGACATCGTTCGACGACACGACGGACTCATCGAACGACAGAACCAAGACGACCCGCGCACACGAGACCTCGTTGATCCACAAACTGGACGAACAGTTGCGAAGGGGGGCATCGAGCGGCGCGTCTTCGAAGAAGGACAGCGACACGCACGAGAGAACGCCACACTGAAGCAGCAGCTCAACGCTATTCAGCAACATCTCGGCAATGTCAGTGAAGTGACACGCGTCGCTAACGAATTGCAACTGTCGCCCGAGAATCAAGTCATCGCCATCCGCGTGATGGGCGACTTCTTGCGCGATCCTGTCAAGACATTGCAGTCGCTAGTCGAAGAGGTGAAGTCGAAGGGCTACCAGATACCGTTCCTGACCGAAGGTGTCACACCCGGCATGGACCTTGCTGCCATCCAGCGCATGATCGACGCGAAGATGGCGCCCATCACGGACGCGCAACGACGGCAGGCTGATGATGCAGCCACACGCGCTCGGGTTAGTCAACAACTTGATGCATTCCTAGTGACACATCCCGAGGCGAATGCTAATCTTGGCATTCTGGCGCAGATGATGAATGCGCAGCCGCACCTGACGCTCCATGATGCTTACATCAACATGATCAGGTGGTGCGGACAACACGGATTGGACTATTCGCAACCACTACACCCGCAAGTCGAACAGATCAGCCAGCAACTCCAACAGCAGACTACACAGCAGCCGATGAATGGGCGTCGCCCGCTCCCGAATGGTCGCAGCGCAGCAAACGGCGCGACACAGATGGACGCGACGCGCACTTTCAATGAGAACACTCCGTGGGGCGACATCATTCGTCACTCGATGGAGGAAAGTGGAATGACATTCAGTTAGGAGTGCACGTAGATGCCAGTTGGTTCCGTAGTGCCGCTGTTGGCGACGGTGCTCAATTCAACACTCACGAAGTCACGCAAGAAGCTGATCATGGCGAGCATCAAGTCGTGCTCGCTCATGGCGTGGGTGTTCGCCAACGATCGTGTCGAGTATGAGGATGGTGGATACAACATCACCAATCCGCTGACGGTCGGTCGCAATCCCAACGTCGCGTCGTATCGCTACTATCAGCAGCTCCCGATCGAGCAGACTGATGAGTTCGACACGGTCGAATACGGCTACGCGCGTGTTGCTGGTTCGGTGATCATCAGCGATCAGGAAGAGGATGAGAACAACGGCGCAGCAGCGATCTTCAAGCTGATGCGTGCGAAGATGGACGTGCTCGAAGAGTCCATCAAGGAGAAGTTCTCATCGTATCTGTATGGTGCAGGTGGTGGCACTGATCCACTCGGGTTGACGACGATCATCCCGACCAATCCAACGGTTGGTGTGCTCGGTGGCATCAACCGCGCTACGCAGATACAGTGGCGCACGTCGGCATACAACTTCGCTGCGGGCATCGACAGCACGAACATCGAAGAGGTGTTCGATGATGTGCTGATGGACCTGACGTTGAAGGGCGATCGGCCAACGGTGATCCTGACAGGGCGCAACATCTATCGCATCTATCGACAAGCAGTTCGTGACAAGTTCACGATGCCGCTGTCAGAAGGCAAAGCCGGGAAGCGGATGTTCGATCTCGGCTTTGAAGGATGCTTCCACAACGGCATCCCGCTGATGTATGACGAAGATTGCCCAGTCAACTTCGCCTACTTCATCAACGACAAATATCTGCGCTTGACGGTGCTGCGTGGCGTCAACATGAAGGTCAAAGAGTTGACCGCCCCGTGGAATGTCGATGCGGCCGGATCACGTGTTGTGTGGCAGGGCCAGTGGACATGCTGGTGTTGCTTCCGCACGCATGGAGTGGTGACAAACTGATGGCAGAACCCAACATCATGCCTGCAATGCAGGTGGAGAAGGTCACGGGGGAGTTCTTCCGTGACGTGACACACATCGTCGAGGATGTGCGCGTGATCAACGGTGCGCTCGGCGAGCGCAAGATCGTCACACGTCGTCTTGAGAAGAAGAAAGAGCGATTCACCGAAGCCTACATGCTCTACTTTCCTCAGGGCCATTCGATGATGGTCGCAGCGGACGATCACGAACAGCTCGTGCGTCTCGGTGTGACACGTGATCCACGACTTGTCGATATGGAGAGTGGCGAAGAAGCGCCTGTAGGCTTCAAGATGACACCGAAGGATGTCGTCGAAGCATCGCAGCAAGTTCGTCGCCGCAACACGACGACAATCGGTGGACTAACTGAACTGTTGGAGGAAGCCGCACATGGCTAACCTGATCAATCCCGGCACGTTCCATCCGCGTCGGGTCAACCAATACGTCGCCAAGATGCAGTATGCATCCGATGTCAACTTCAACGGATCGACGCGTGTTGACTTCGGCTCACCAGGCGTTGGTGCATCGAACAACATCGTCAATGCACGTGACATCTCTGCGGCGGTGACAGTCGATCTGACAGGACTGGCAGCTATCGATGCAATCTACGGGCGTTCGCTCGTGTTCACTGGTTCGGCAAACGTGGTCGCTGGAACATCGATCACTGTGCGCGGCTTCGATTATCTCAACCAGCCGATGTCGGAAGTTGTGACGACAGTCGCAGGCGTTACACCGATCCAGGGCATTCGCGCGTTCAAGTATCTGAGTTCGGTGACATTCGCACTAAACACGGGAACGGCGCCAGTAACGATGTCGATTGGTCTGAGCAACAAGCTCGGTCTGCCGTATCGTGCGATCGGCCAGCGGCTCGAAGTTGCGAACGGTGCACCGGTTGCAACACAGGGCACGTTCGTGGCTGGTCCGAACGCGCAGACGACGAATGCAGTAGGTCAGGCCGATCCACGTGGCACGTATCAGCCGAACACTGCGCTGTCAGTGAACACGCGCCTCAGTGCACACTTCGATTTCGCTAACGACATCTTCGGTGCAATCGGTAGCGAAGCCGGTGGCTTGATGGGATTTCCACACGCGGGGTAAGCATCCTCACCCGGTGGACGCCTCACATGTGGAGATCGGCGGTCGGTGTAGTCCTCCCAATTGCACCGACCGCCACGAGTTGTTAGTGCATTGACAAGTTGAGGGTGAGATGGCATTCACACCCGTCGCTGACATCGTGGCGATGGTCATCAATGAACTATCGCAAGTAGCTGGTGTCGTCACACAGAAGTATTCGGCGCCCATCATCGCGCAGTATGTGCAGAATGCGTTCATGCTGGAGATCGAAGAGGTGTGGTGGCCAGACTACATGGACTACTTCACCGCTGGCATCGATCCCGCATCAGGCAGATTGACGAACGATCTCGTTGGCTCGATCAGTGGCATCGATGACTACGGCGACGTGCAATACGTGTGGCCACAGAACAGCAACGTGCCGCTGGCTGCGTTCCCTGACACACTCAATCCGACGAACTTCCAGTCGAGTGTGAGCACAGCGGCGGCTGGTTCTCGCCCCGTCTACATCTTGCCAGACAACGTGTTGCCCAATCGTCCATTTCGTGTGCTACCGACAACATCTGTCGGCCCGGTGACGGTGCGTGCACGCCAACGTCCGTCGTTCCCATTCAGCGGCTCAACGAGTGTTGGCATCGATCCACTTCTGCTGATGTTCGGCGCATCGTGGCAATACTGCATCAACGACGGCACGCTGCCAGCTCAGGTCGCCAAGTATGAGCTGCTAACTGTGCGCCGGCGTCAGCAGATGATCACGAACTTCAACAACCAGCCGTTGCCACTCGACAGTCGTCTGCCAACCGACATCCTCGAAGTTGATCAGTCATCGTCGTTCTTCATCCCAGCGACACTGCCGTAGCATGTATCTCACCAAGGGCAAAGCACCAGTCTCGAAGCAAGTGCGTGAAGCGCTGCGCACATCGACAGTGCGCTCGTTTGAGGGTGGGCTGAATGTCGCCGATACTGACCTCAATATGTCGCCTAAGTTTGCTCGGGTGCTTGATAATCTTGAGCGCAATATCGATGGCACTCTTTCTCTACGCCCTGGCACGCGTCTGCGTGCTACTCTGGCGATTGGTGGCGACGCAAGCGACATAGTCAATGTCGTCTACTTCGCTGGTCGCATCGTCAGTGTGCAGAAGTCGGGACGCGTGACAACGACGGATGGCACCGGTGCAGTTGTCGAGATGCCGCGTGTTGCTGGCGTGGCATTCTGGATAGCGAACTCATTCACCAACGTCAACTTCACCATCTTCAACTCTGATCTCATCATGGTCAACGGCGTGCAGAAGCCACTCATTGTTGGAGGACGCGCTGATGTGCCCGGCTTTCTCACGCTTGATCTGTTGCACGACCAAGCCTCAGGTGGAGTTGGTAACACCAACACACCAATTAGCAAGTATGTCGTTACGCACGGTCGATATGTCGTGCATGGATGGTTGCCACCACAAGGAGCTGTCCCACCATTCGATACTCGCTCTCGACCGTCAACGATCAAGATCAGTGCTCGTGATAGCGGAGGGACATACCCTGGCGATACCGGTCTCACAAACGATGCAGTCGAGATCGACTTGGGTCCACGAGTGTCACTCGGTGACGCCGCGATCACAGGACTAGTGTCGTATCGCGACAAACTCATCGTTGCGTTCGAGCGTGGCGTGTTGCCGATGACACTCGGTATCTACACGACGACTGGGACAGCGCAGGTGCACACACCGAGCGATGACGGCTTCATCGGTGAGTCGGGATGTTTGACACATCGATCGTTGGTGAATGTTGGTGACGACACCTACTTCTGTGACAACATCGGTGTCGATACGCTGTCGCGCGTGTCACTGCTCAACACGCTGCGACCACACCGTGTGTCGTATCTAGTTGACAAGCTGATCACACAAGCGCTCACGGCGCTGTCGAGCGACCAAATCCAGCAATTCGTGTTCGCTGTCTACGATCTGCGCAACTCACGCTACATGCTGTTCATCCCGGTGTTCAGTGGATCGACCCTTACTGAAACCGTGTGCTTCAGCTACACCAACATCCCACAGCTCCAAGTCACAGCATGGGCGCGGTTGCGCGGCTGGGTGTGGCAAGCAGCATGTCGCACCGAATTGAAGAACATCATCTTCGCACGAGGCAACAAGCTCTACAGCTACGAATTTGATGATGAGATAAACAATGCAGACCTCATGGGTGACACTGTGCTTGGTCCTGCCGACAGCACTGGCAATCCTGTTGGCTTCGATTGGGAATTGCCCTGGGCGGACTTTGATCGACGGATCAATTCGAAGACCATTAAGTATCTGCATACGGATACCGAGGGCACTGGCCAATACACAGTCGATGCGTATGCTGACAACGAGCGACTTGACGAAGCCGGAGCTGTTGACACTCCCTTGTTGTCAATGGACTTCGACGGGGGAAGTGTCATCGGCTATGGGCGTGATGGCTATGGGGCGTCGTATGGTGGTGGTGCAGTCGGTCGTTCGACACGGGAGGAAAGACTGTATGCTTTCCCAATGAAGTGCAATCTGTTGAAGCTGCGATACCGCGGATCGACTAAGAAGCCGCTCAAGTTCATCAGCATCTCGATTGCGTATCTGCGCGGATCGGTTCGGAGAGCATAGATGGCAACACTTACGTCGTTTCTGAAGCTCTACAAGCCAGTCGCCAATGAGGTCGGTTGGGACGACAACATGAACGCCAATCTGGATGCACTCGATGCATTCGTGCGGCAGTTTATGAACATCCCCAACTTCCAAGGCGCGTGGCTCAACTCGCATTCGTATGCTGTGGGGCAGGTCGCACTCGATGGTGCGACAGGTAATCTGTTCCAAGCCAATGTCACTCATGTGAGCGCGGCTGATCCCACGACATTCGCACAGGATCGCGCTGCACATCCAACGTTCTGGGTGAACGCAGACAATGTGGTGCAGGGTTCAGTCGATGCAGCAGCAGCGAGTGCTGCGGCAGCGAAGTCAAGCCAAACTGGTGCTGCTGCGAGCGCAACGGCTGCTGCTAATTCGTTAG